CTAGATTTGATTTGGCTAGAAGAAGAGGTGACAGAGAAAGTATACAGAAGTTAATGGCTAGATACGATGATGAGGTCAGAATATTTGGCAGATTCAAAGCATTAGACAATGCAAGAAATAGATTATTGAGACAAATAAAAGAGCTTGAAAGAAATTTAAGAATACCGGAAGAAACAAGAAAGAAACTAATAAAACTTCGTAGAGAAAGAATACAAGAAATTATGAAGAAAGGTATTCAGCTCATGAGAAGTGTAGGCATACGAAAGACTGCATGATAGTAGTTAGCAAAAGTTTACGTAAAGTTTTAGTCTAAGAACCACCTCCCGGGAGGTAATTGTTAGGTGGTCTTTTTTTTACTTTTATTAATTCTTTGAGATACCATTGTGCTTTTTCAAGATCTTCTATTTGGTTCTTGTGGTTATATCTCCATACATATTTTAATATATTTCCTTGTAAGTAATACTCGTAGCCCTCAGCTAAGGCAGACTTAATTGCATCAATACATTCTACTTTGCCTTTTCTATAGTGGCTTGGTCTGTTTACGTTATCACTCATCGTCATCCTCCAAGAAATCATTTATAACGTCTAGTTTATGTACGTTAACAAATATGGGAGTATCTTCGCCTACCCAAGACCCTATTGTGTTGAAGTTAAACCATTCTATAGCTTCTTCTTCATTCCAATCATTATCATTCATGAGTATCATTATACATTTATCATAGTCATATAATGCTACTTGTTTTCTTCCAAAAGCACTTATGGTCGTTCCAATAAATGCCTTTTCATATCCATCTGCTAGTTTCATTTGATTCCATGCTCCTTATGATGACACGTTATGCAAAGCAGTTTACACTTTGCTATTTCATTTTTAATTCTTTCCATGCTGTGATTTTTACCAACCATTCTTGATATATTAGCTATTTTAGTTGTTGGGTCAATGTGGTGAAAATGCAAAATATCCGGATTTTCTTTGTATCCACATTTAGAACAACCCATCATCACTTTGTATTCTTGGACAAGTTTTCTTTTCTTTGCTTTTGTTTTAGCATTAGGATTTAGCTTTACTTTTGCTTTTCTGCTTTTTTCTAATGCTATATTGAATTTATATAAAAAGTCTTTTCTCTCTTTTTCTCTTTCGTTTACAATTTTACAAAGTCTAGAAGTAAAACTTGACCAACTCTCATTAGGTCTCCTCATAGTTTATTAACCTTTATACATTCCCCTAAAACTATGTTGTGGTATGGTGGTACTTCCTTGGCTCGATAATACAACAGCTTTATTTGACATTCTTTTTTTGTCTCAAACTCCCATTCAAACATGTGAGTAAAGCATGCTTGCTTCGCCTCTCCATTTGCTATCCAAGCACTACATATTAGTGCCATCGCTTTAAACATACATCACTCCTTATACTGTTACTTTATGTGGTCGCATCGACCTTACTTTTAATTCATTCTCCATTTTACCTATCAAGCTATCAAGATATCTTCTTTGTTTAGATACCGGATGCAAATACTCATAGGTATCAGAATGAGGATGTTCTTCATCTATTTTTTTTCTATGTATTTTCATTGATAAAACAAACATCTCAATTTCTTTTTTTGCTAACTTAAAATGTGACATATCTACCTCTTTGTTATTTTTGGCTGCCGGATAAATCATTGTGTGAAATTATTTTAAAATCATTAATATCAAAGTGGCACACCGGCTCTTCGTCTTGCCAATCTTCTCTATCTTTTCTGCCACCTTGTTTTACAATAAAATCTGAGAACACATCTATCCAGCCAGTTGCATCAGACCAACTAACAATCAAAACTGATTTAGTTCCGGTTACAGATGCTAGTCTTCTAGCTTTCATAATCTTAGATAAAGATATTATGTAAGTTGGAAAATCTTTTATTGATGGTTTTCTGCATTTTACTTCAGCAAAACCTACCAAAGTATCATTTCTATACATCGCATAATCTAATTTGTAATCTAGTGGCAATTTAGAATAAGACACATCCCACAATCGTGACATGTGTCCTAAAACATTTTTTTCTTGTCTGAGGTTATCTTGAGACTCGTATTTTATCCTAGCCATAACTTTACGTAACTTTTTGATCTCTCTGATGCTCAAGCCATTCTCGAACTTCTTTCTTGCTCCAAAGGTTCTTTTTCCTTTGTTGTGTGTTCATCAATGGAAAAGGCTTGGGAAAACCAAGTTCCTCATTTCTTATGATCTTGTAAAGAGTTGGCTTTGTTATCGCAAGCATTTTAGCCAAGCCTTGAAGAGTTAAATACTCTTCAGACATAACCTCATCTTCATTATGCTTGTTTGATGACATCATCCTCTCCTTGATCCGGAGTGCCATCGTCATTTATCTTGACCATAACAACCATGTAACGAGATCCAACCCAATCTTTGTGTAATTTAGCCGGAACATCGTTTGGATGTATTGTTAGTTTAATATTTGTTCCATTCTTGTCTTGCATCATTGAAGTTTTCACAGCCTCGAAACTGACGTTAGGAACATTTGATTGTGGTTTGTTGTCTTCCATTATTTTCTCCCTTAATTAAATTTCAAAATCTTCTTTGCTCTTTGGCTTAGGTCTAGGTATGTCTTTTAATTCCTTTGGCTCATAAACATTTCCTCTTACAGAAAGAAATGAAACTCCGGTTCTGTTACTATACTTCTTCCAACCAACCATACTAAATATAGGCTTTTCAACACCCTCTTTCATTTGACCATAGAGATCTATTATAACCTCATGTGACAATTCAAACTGACCGGTATAATCCGGAGACTTTTCAGTTCTTTTTTCCTTGGTTGCAAATAAAGTTCCACTTGGTGGATAACTATTTTGTTCACTCATTTACTTCTCCTTTTGCTTTAGTTTTGAGTTCTTCAGCTTTCGCCATAAATAAATCTTTAACTTCTTGATAGGCTGTCTCATCAAATTCTTTTAAATGTGTCAATGCCTCTTTATTAACATCTTTAAATCGTCTGAGTTTATCTATGTCATCGTTTGGCATAAAAGTTTTAAAAACATCTTTAATTATATTTATGCCTTGATCGGCAGGCACAGTTTCTACCTTATCGCTTTCGATATCTTTTACATCTATAAGTGGCTGTCTAGGTGGCTTTCGTTTTTCTTCAGTAACTTCTTTAGATCCATTATCCATAGTGCCACCTTTTATTTCTTTAGGTCTTGCCTCTTTAAAAGCATCAGCCTCATCTTCTGCATAAACATCTCCATGAAGACCCACAAGTTTTAGTATCACTCTGTCTTTGGCTCTCTTTTCAGCCATCGCATAGGGATAGCTGTTTCTATTATTTGATGGGGATGCCTCTCCTATAGACCATTCTGATTTGTCTCCCATAGTTCCGGTGACCAACAAACTGACCACTTTTTTCTCTGAGTTACATTCTAATATTGTAGGTTCTTTAAAAGTTATTTTATTATAAACAGCAACTTTCTCTAATGCCTTATGCAAAAGAACATAAGTTCCATGACAATCCCATCCGGCTTGTTTCGTTGTCATTCCTATATCTTTTAATGTCTTAGCGACCTTTTCCGGTATTTCACTTGCGACCTTATCCGTTGCATTACTTTTCATTTTTTACCTCTTTTTCTGCTAGTTTAGTTGGAAAGATTTCTGTGGTGTGACCATCATGATGTCTTGTTCCAATGTAATTTCTTTCAAATGTTGATTTCTTTATCGCACCATCAATCTTTTCGTATGTTATCAACTCTTGTTTGATAATATTCTCTTGATTAGATGGAAAGAAACTGTCATCCAAAATCTCATTTAACTTGCACAAACCATTCGTTGGCAAGTAACATAAATCTACTTTATCGCTCATGTTACATGCCAAATGTTTTGTCTACAAATTTTAAATATTTTTTTACTAAATACTCATACCATCTAACTAAAAAGAACCTTTGAATAGGCTTTCCTTTATTAGTTGCCTCGTTTATATGGGCATTTAGTCCAACCTTTACTTTGCCACTAGACTTAACATAAGCCTCGTTCTGTGGTGTGTTAGGATCGTCTGCAACAAAGTGACCTTTCTTGTTTCTTGCCCTTTTTCTTTTTTCTTTTTCAAGTGTTTCCATTAACTTTTTTGTTTTTTTATCTGCCATCTTTTTCTCCTTTGTATTGATTGCAAAAATCAGCAACTGAACAATAGTTGCCACATCGAGTGTGTTCTCCACATCGAAACTCTATTTCTAAATCTGTTTTCTTGATATATGCTGTGTCAGTTTCATTATGCCAATTGATGTACTTTTCAGCCTCATGCTCACTTTCCAAAACTCTAATGGCTCTTTTCTGACCTTTCTTTTTTACTGCCCATGTATCATTCTTTTTCCATCTTTCCTCATCAGTACAAAGAGGAAGATCTTTTAATAAGTCGTAACTCATCTGAGCATCTTGATGTAAATGTAATCTTTCAGAGACATATTGATGAGCAATCTCAGCATCCCAAAGTGGTATGTCTACAAATACGATTGGTGCTTGTGGATAATTTTCTTTTT